CAGAAACATTTGTAGCATCTATTGTTCCACACTCAGAAGATGGAACTGCCTGGAAACAAACCTCATACAACAATAAATTTAGAAAACAATATGCAGGTAAGGGTGTTATTTATGATGCAAGTAAAGATAAATTTATATTGCCACAACCTTTTCCCTCTTGGTCATTAGATTCTAATGATGATTGGCAATCACCTGTTACTTTTCCTACTGTTGCAGAAATAGATTCAGAAACACTTTTTATCAATTGGGATGAAGATAATCAAAAATGGCTAGGAGAAACCTATACTGGCGATCCAATAGTTACAACCAATTACAAATGGGATGCTACTAATCTGCAATGGAATGAGTTCTAATCATGGCTAATTCTAATGGCGGAGTAATAGGTGTAGATAATCCAGCAGTCGTTCAACCTGAAGTTATAACAACTTTTAATTCTAGTGGCACTTTAACAACTGCTCCATATACAACTCAGATTGAATACTTAGTTGTTGCTGGTGGCGGTGGTGGTGGTTCTTACTATTACGCAGGTGGTGGCGGAGCAGGTGGCTTTAGAACAGCTACAGGTAATCCAGTTTCAGGTGGCTCACCTTACCCAATAACAGTTGGTGGTGGCGGTGCAGGGGGTTCTTCTCCAAGTCCAACTGAACCTGGTATAGGTACTAAAGGCTCAGACTCAGTTTTAGGTACACCATCTCCAATTACCTCTGAAGGCGGTGGTTTTGGTAATTCAGGAGGCTCACCTGGTGACAATTCAGGTGACGGAGGTCCAGGTGGCTCAGGCGGAGGAACAGGTGGAATTGCAAGTATTCGTCCATCATATCCAGCTTCAGCAGGAACAGGTGCTTCAGGTCAAGGTAATCCAGGCGGTACTACTAACTTCACATACCCTCAATATGCTAGTGGAGCAGGTGGTGGCGGTGCTGGTGCAGCAGGTAGCAATGGTAATGTTACTGGGCCTACCCCAACAGTTCCTCAACCAGTTGCTGCACCTCAAACAGGCGGTGGAGCAGGTGGTGCTGGTTCACCCTCAACAATTACAGGTTCAAATGTAACTTATGCTGGTGGTGGCGGTGGCGGCGGTTGGGGATTGTCTATTGGAGGAAGCGGTGGCTCTGGTGGCGGTGGCGATGGCGGTAGTGGGCTTTCAGGTCAAATTGCACCAGCACTACCAGGAACAGCTAACACTGGCGGAGGCGGGGGTGGTGGTAGTCATGCTGGAGTAAGTCCACCAGGAGCAGGTGGCTCAGGTGGCTCTGGTGTTGTTATTGTTAAAGAAGCTGGAGGACATTTAGGTTCAGGAATATGGGATATGAATTCAGTATACGATGCTGTAAAAGCAGGAACATGGAGTAGCTAATGCCAAGATTAATAGGAGCAGCACAAACAGTCACATCTGGAACACAACCAGAGCAAATTACCACATTTAATTCTACTGGTACTTTAAATACACAACCAAGAACAACAGAAGTTCAATATGTCATTGTCGCAGGTGGTGGTGGGGGTGCTTTTGGTGGTTTAAATGGTACAGGTGGGGGAGCAGGTGGCTATCGTTCATCAGTACCTGGCGAATCATCAGGTGGTGGAGCATCAGCAGAGCCTTTAAGTCCTGTCAGTGGTGGCTCATCCTATCCAGTTGTTGTTGGTGCTGGTGGTATAGCATCAGGCCCAGGTGGTAATTTTTCAACAGCAGGAAGCACATCAAGTTTTAATGGTATCTCCACAGTTGGCGGTGGCGGTACAGGAGATAGAACTTATGGTAATCCTGGAGTTCAAAATGGTGGCTCTGGTGGCGGTGGTGGAGGCTATTATGATACAGGTGGTCTTGGAACTGCCAATCAAGGCTATCCAGGGGGTGATGGTAAATATTCAGATGGTAGTAATAATGGTGGTGGTGCTGGTGGTGGTGCTGGTGGTGCTGGAGAAGGTGCTAATCCATCTTCTATAACAGGCAATCAAGGTTTTAATGGTGGTGTTGGTGTAGCATCTTCTATTACTGGTTCACCTGTTTATAGAGGTGGTGGTGGTGGTAGCTGTGGAAGATTTCGCAGTGATAATGCAGGATTAGGTGGAAATGGTGGTGGTGGTAATGGTGCTTACTACACTTCAGATGGTACTGGTACTATACCTGCACCTCAGGCAACTCCAATTTATCCAGCAGGTTCACCAGGAGTTGCAGCACAAGCTGCGACTGCTAATACTGGCGGTGGCGGTGGCGGTGGTTCAATTGGTGGGCCTGCACCTAACCCACCTGGAGGCAATGGTGGTTCAGGCGTAGTTATTATTAAAGAAGCACAAGTAGACTTTGTAGAAGGCACTTCAAGCTGTTGGGATTTAAGAACAGTCTTTAGACAAGTCAAAGCTGGTGATTGGGTTTAAATAAGATATAAATTTTGAATTTAAAATACTATTACTGGTTCTTTCAATCAGCCATACCTGCAAGAATATGTGATGAGATTGTTCGTTATGGTAAAGAGCAAGACAAACAAACCGCTCTTACAGGTGAAGCTGGTAGAGACAATAAAAAACTAACCAAGTTAGAACTTAAAAACATTCAAAAGAAAAGAAAGTCTGATGTTGTATGGATGTCAGATAGATGGATATACAAAGAAATACAACCTTACATACATCAAGCAAATGCAAGTGCTGGTTGGAATTTTGAATGGGATTTTTCAGAGTCTTGTCAGTTTACCGAATATAAAAAAGGTCAGTTTTACGATTGGCATTGTGATTCATACGAAGAACCTTATAACAATCCTGAAAATCAAAATGTACATGGTAAGTTAAGAAAACTTAGCATGACTGTATCTTTAACTGATCCTGAAGAATATGAAGGCGGTGATTTAGAGTTTGATTTTAGAAACACAGACGAAGGCTCACAACCAAGAATATGTGAAGAAATTAGAAAAAAAGGTAGCGTGATTATCTTTCCATCTTTTGTTTGGCACAGAGTCAAACCAGTAACCAAGGGAATACGACACTCCTTAGTGTGTTGGAATTTAGGATATCCATTCAGATGAGTTTTAAGAAAAACAAATACCAAGTAATTAAAGGTGCTATATCAAAAGAGTTAGCAGATTTTTGTTATCAATACTTTTTAAACAAAAGAGCAGTAGCAAGACATTTATTTGATGAAAGATACATATCACAATTTACTGAATATTTTGGTGTATGGAACGATCAACAAATACCTGAAACTTATTCACATTATAGCGATATAGTAATGGAAACTTTATTGCAAAAAGTAAAACCTATTATGGAAAAAGAGTCAGGTGTAAATCTAACTGAAACTTATTCATATGCAAGAATCTATAAAAAGGGTGATGTTTTAAAAAGACATAAAGATAGATACTCTTGTGAAATATCTACCACTATGAACTTAGGCGGTGATGATTGGCCTATATTCCTAGAACCATCTGGTCTGGAAGATAAAAAAGGCGTAGAAGTGAACTTAAAACCAGGCGATATGCTTATGTATCGTGGTTGCGATCTAGAACACTGGCGTGAGCCATTTAACGGCAAAGATTGCGCACAAGTGTTTTTGCATTACAACGATGCTAGTGGCAAAGATGCTAAAAAGAATAAATATGATGGTAGACCTATGATTGGATTGCCTGCTTATTTCAAAGAATAAAATATATATGCGTATTTATCTTAATAGATATAAAATTTATAAATAACAAAAGGGAGTTTTATTAACTATGAGTGAAGAAAATAAAAAAACAGAAGAAGAAGTGGTAGTGGATCCAGTAGTAATTAACATTGAGGATAATGATGGCAATGTTAGATCCTGGAAACAATCAGAGTGCACAGAACATCAATTGCAGCTGATTAGAGAACTAGAACCCATCTCAAAAGATCTAATTGCTTTAGAAAATAAATTTGCTGAAGTAAATAGAAATAAGCAATACCGCTTAGATGATTTTATTGCAGCTGGCAAAGAAGCTGAAGCTGAACAACCAGAGGAAAAATAATTATGGAATTACTAATAATTAATGTAATTGTATTTATAGGTATAGTTTTTGCTGTTCGTAAATATCAGCCAGAACTCTGGGCCAAGATAAAACATTTCTTAAAGTTCTAATGGCAAACAAACCCACAGCTGCAACAGTTCATACTGAACTCCTGGTACATGAAAAAGAATGTGCTGAACGCTGGAAAACCAATTTTAAACAACTTGAAAAATTAGAGGAATCTATTGCCAGGTTGCAGTGGTGGATTATAGGTGGGGTAACAACCATAGGCGTATCACTATTTACATTGATACTTACTTTTTTAATTAGGATGAATTACTAATGAAATTTAATAAAATCAAAAACATTGTTGGATCTCTGGCCCCAACTTTAGGATCTGCATTAGGCGGCCCAGTAGGTGGCATGGCCGCTAACTTGGTTGCAGAAGTTTTAGGTTGCGATCCAGCACCTAAAAAAATAGAGCAGGCCATACACAATGCAACACCAGAACAATTGTTGGCCTTAAAAAATGCTGAAATGGAATTTGAGGCCCAGATGAAGCAAATGGATGTTGATGTGTTTGCCCTGGAGACACAGGATATACAAAATGCTAGATCTGCTTTTTCTAAAGATTGGACACCTAGATTTTTAGGATCTGTAACTGTGCTTGGTTTTATGGGTTACATCTTTTTAATTACGATCTATCCAGTTAATGAAAATGCAGATGATGTAGTTAATTTAATCCTGGGGTATTTCTCTGGAATCGCCTCAGCTGTAATTAGTTTTTATTTTGGAGCCAGCAATAAGGCTGAAGATAAATAATGCACAAAGAAGATAAACATTTTGATAGATGCCTTATTAGATCCAGGCTTAGAGATTTTGAAGGCGTGGTTCTCCAGGCATATGAATGTTCAGCTGGTTACACTTCAATTGGCATAGGCCGCAACCTGGACACCAGGGGCATAACAGAAGATGAGGCCATGTATTTATTAAACAATGACATTGATTCTGTGTTTAAAGATCTGGATAGACATCTGGCCACTTGGAGATCTTACCCATTAAAGGCCCAGTATGTTTTTATAGATCTCTGCTTTAACCTTGGCATACATACACTTTTATCTTTTCGTAAAACTTTGGCCTTTTGTGAACTGGGTGAATGGGAAAAGGCAGCTGCTGAGTTACTTAATTCAAAATATGCTAAACAAGTAGGGAGAAGGGCAATCTTTAATTCTGAAGAATTAGCTAAATGTCAAAATCAAACACAGACAACCATAACGCCAAACGCTTAGGATCTCTGGGCGAATCGTTAGTTAAGTCATGCTTGCTTGAATACTCAGATTTTTGCTATGAAACTTGCGAATCACATCCAGCAGATCTCATCGTTGAATTTGGTAATGCCTTATATAAGGTGCAAGTTAAATCCAGGAACAAATCTAAAGAGGGCAAGTACACATTTCCAATTGAAAG